CTCGAAGTCACCGACGCCGCCCGTGATGCGATTACTTCGCGGAACCTGAAAGCTCACGGCGCGCCAGCTCGAAGAAGTGACGGCAAACCAGAGGGATGTCCGTCTTGTTTTCCAGGTGAGTGGTGCCCGCGGCGTAGAACTTGGCCGCCAGGTGCAGGACGCCCTGCTTATAGAGATGACCAGCTTCGGAGCCATTGGCACCGATGTACTCGTCAGCCGCGACCATTGCCGCCTGCAGGTAGGTGTTCAGGTCTTCGACCTTCACCTTGTCGCCAAGGCCCAAGAACCGAGAAAGATCGGCGGGCTTGATTGCGGGTTGTGCAGCTGCCTTAGGTGCTGCTTCTGCGGCTGCTTCCTTCTCAGGTGCGGCCTTTTTAGTGCGTCGGGTTGCCATTAGAGGTCGACCTCCATCGTTGAGTAGTCTACGGATCCCTCAGGAATGTGGCTCCTGATGATCACCTTGGTGATTTGTGGGGCGGGACAGTTGTTCGGATAGTCCCGATCCCAGAGGCCGAGATCCACTCCCAGCCGGTGGCTGTTGTAGATGACCTCATAGGTGAGCCGTATCGCGCCGAGTGGTAGTTCACCCTCGCGATCGACGTCGATGTCAGTGCTGCGCAGCATTAGGTGTGCGCTCTCTGTGCCCTCAATGACCAGGCCATCGAGTGCTCCTTCAATGCCGAGAGCCATGCGGTCGAGATCATCCTCGACGTCGTCCAGGGCCTCGACCAATCCTTCGACGTGCAGCGTCAGCGTGCGGCGGTAGCCGCCCTCAAAGTGCGTCTTGTTGACCAGCTCGACCTGCTCATCTTTTGCGCTGACCAGCAGCATGGGCAGCTCGTCAGGTGTGACCTCAACTGAGCGACTCTTGTGAACGCGATCGTCTGCCGCTGTCCAGTAGAGGTTCTGCAGTATTGGCGCGATATAGCCTTCGTCGCCTTCTTCCAGCGTGTAGTCGTAGCCCTCGGGATATGGCGCGATGTCCTTCGATCCGGTCACCTGTGCCAGGCGTGCTCGGATTGCTTCGCGTATCTCTTGCCGAGGGTGCATGATTAGCCCGCCTTCTGCAGCAGCAGCGTGAAGCCTGTGTGGCCATCGGGCTGGACGTCTCTGATGCGATAGACGTTCCCGCGCGCAGCCAGCTTGTCATTGGTTTTGGGGGTGACCGGCAGGTCTCGACCGTTTAGGCCCACGACGGGCTGCTGGGTCGAGACAGGGCTGCCGGTCTCCGGGTCGATCGCAATATGCGCCGACTGAAAGATGCCTTTGATCTGCCAGGACTCGTCCCCGCGGATGTAGGTGACGGGTTCCCCCATCACAGCCACACCAGCGCGGAGAGCCCGATTAGCGAGATCGTTCAGCATCAGGCGACCTTGTGGCCCACGATTTTCAGGTCGACCTTGTCGCCGTCAACCTTCACCACATAACCCACGGCGGGGTTGGTGTTGGTGGCGTCCAGCTTTTTGGTGCTGGAGTCGTAGTAGGCGATGTCGCCCTGGGCCAGAGACGCGGCGGTCTCTTTGTCGAACTGGTAGACGCCACGCACAGAGATCGAGCCGGTCTTGCCGGATTCGATGTCTGCAACGGCCACGCCGACCAGGTTGCCTTCGATCACCAGCTCGCCGCTGGAATAAGCGGCGGAGGCGATCACGTCGAGGGCGTTGCCCTTTTGAACGTAGTTTTTCATGGATCAGACTCCGGTGGAGCGGAAGAATCCGCGGTGGTTCAGCAGGGTGGTGCCGAAGTCGAGGCGGGCGTAGATAGTCACGCCGTCGGGGTCGCGCTCGTTCACGGTCTCGACCTGAGGTCCAGCCTCACCTTCCAGAGAACCCACGGCGATCATGTCGATCTGGTTGGGGTTGGCGGTGACGTAGAACTTCTGCTCGGAGTCGTCGTCGAGGCGAGGCTCAACGATCAGGCCCATGCTGTTGCTGAAGATGTTGACATCAGCAGTCGAGTTCGGGGTGACACCGGTCAGGAACTTCTGAGCGGTGGTCTCCAGAGCAGCGGGGACGATCAGGAAGGAAGGCGTCAGGTTGACGCGGTTCCCTGCGATGTCGGTCTGGGTGCGCAGTGCCTTGCGAGCTGCGGAGATGGAAGCCTCGGCAATGGCGCCTGTGCCCATGTTGCTGTGGTCAGCATGGAACAGAGCCTTGCTGTCGTAGCTCATCGTGGCGTTGCCGGTGATGAGTGCCCACACCTGGTTCGACTCGAACAGGCTCATGCCGCGGCCGATCATGGCGGGGATGCGGGACAGAGCGTCGAGGTCGTCGTTGATCAGCAGCTGGCGGGTGACGCTGATCTTTTTGCCGTAGGTGTAGAGCTTCCAGCTGGACTGCTGCTCCTGCACCGTGGCGGCCTTGTATTCGCCACCCTCGAGCAGAGGCTCGGGGATGATCTGCCCGGCGATTTCCAGCTCATAAGCGGCCTTGAAGTCAGGCAGGTTACGAGTGCGAACCAAGGGGCGGAAGGTCTGCTGCTCTTCGGCATAGGCAGACGCCAGGTTCTTGCGAGCGATGTTGCTCAGCAGCAGGGGGAAGTCGCTGGTGCTGTGCATTGCACGGCCAGCCAGTTCGCTCCGGCCCATGCCGGTGATGTTGACGCCGGAACGCTTCAGGCATTCCTTGCCCATCTCGAGCAGGGAGCTGCCAACGTATTCGCGGGCTTGGTCATCCCATTCGCGCAGACCAGTGCGAGCCTCGAGGGCTGCTTCCATGCAGGCGGAGCGCTTCTCGCTCTCGTCCTTGGTGATCTGAACGTGGGTGCGGGTAGGTGCTGCAGCTTCGCGCTCGGCCATCTTGTCGATGATTGCGGCGCGGGCTTGATCGATGGGGGTGCCATCTTCTGCCATTTGGTCTGCGAGAGCGTCCTCGAGGCCGGCGGCGCGAACGGAACGGCGGATCTCCGCCACCCGGCGACGCTCAGCAGCGAGAACAGCCTCGAAGTCCTCGGCGGAGACGCTGCGCTGCTCAGAAACCACCTCGGTGGTCTCAGGAGTTTGCGCGGCCTCCATTTCGCGGATTTCTTCCATGGGGCTGTCCTTTTCAGGCTCGTTAGGTGTTTCTGGCATTGCCTCAGCTCGAACTTGAGCTGCGGCATCAGCCGGGATCGGGACCAGGGAAAGCTCATGCGGTTCCCAGTCCACTGCTCGAAGGATCACGTCTCCGCGTTCCTCCACGCGCTCAGTCTTGTGGATCCGGTATCCCACGGAGATGTTCCGCAAGACGCCGGCCTCGACATCTCGGAAGATGTCGTCGACTGCTGCGCGAGTTGAGAACCGCACGGTCGCCCGGCCCTCGTTTTTTGCTTCGTCAATCCAGGCACGCTCAACCACGCCGACAACGTCGTCGAGGCTTGCAGCGTTATGGCTATTCAGAAGCGGCGCGCCCGCATTTAGCCGATCCAATCGGATCGACGACGGGTCCATAGATAATTCCTCAAAATAAGGACCATCTAGGCCACTGCGTGCGACACGCGCGCCGGTTGTCCACACGACGTCGACAGTGCGCTCCTTCGAGTCCACCGTCTCCGGCACGAAGACAGCGCGGGTTGAAAGATTAAGTTCGCTCATTAGCTCACCCGCCGGCTCCTTAATAATAGGCACGTTGTATTTGAACCCTAGACAGCCTCAGGGTCGTCTGATGCTGGCTGGGCGTGCAGATTTCCATTCGCGGCGACCTTTCGCGCATCCGTGTCGAGGATGACGCCCAGGTCGTCGAGGCGTTCGTTGTCTTGTGCGATCTCGGTGATGACCTCCTCTGGGTCGTAGCCGAACTCACGCTGCGCTTCGCTCAGGCTCATGAAGCCAGAACGGACCGCATCCTTCGTCGCCTGGATTTCTTTCGCCGGGTCGATCAATTCTCGACGCGGTGGCGTCCAGTGCGCAACGACTCCCTCAGCTCGCACACCGTTGACAGCACCAGCAGCGACGAACCAGTTCCAGATCGGATTCAGCATCTGGGGAATCAGCATCTGCCAGCGCCATTGCTCGATGTTGCGATGGAACTCGAGCCAGCCCATCCGGCCAGAGCTGAACGACGT